GGACTCATATTTTCAACTTCGTCTCCAAAGTTTCTAAAGGTGTCACTCATTTGCATCAGCCTACGAGTAGAGTCATTTGTAGGGATGCCGTCATCAAAGTCTACTAAAGCATCAGCTAGTCCTTTGGATATACCACTTACTGTACCTATGTTTGCGCTAAAACGTTCAAACTCTTCTGCTGACATTCTAGAACGAGCAGCACCAATTCTTACATCGTCGCGCTGTGCTTCCATTGCTTCTAGTATTTGTTCTCTCTGTTGACCTGTTGCTGTAGAAAGCTTTTGCAATTGCTCACCAAACTCTGCTGCGCTCTGTGCAGTTACTCTGTTGCGAATTCTATCACCTGTAAACTGTCGTGTCTGTAATTCTTGATAGCTTATTAATAAATCATTTAGTTCACCTGATGTAAAACCTATATTCATAAGTTCTCTACCAGGACCGTCTCTAAGTTCTTTAGCCATTTTACTGAATACTAATGACCCTGATGCAACGTCACCGCCGAAGGTTTTCATTATCATTGCATTATCTTGTATTAGCTGACTGAATTCATTTAATGGCATACCTGCTTCTGCAGCAGCCTGCTGTAAACCTACTAGACCTGTTCCAAATGTTGCACCTACTTTGCTTAGGTCACGGAATTGATCAACATTATTGTCAATCATACCAGCAAGCGGTCCTAGGAACTGGCCAAATAATGGAATAGATCCTGCAAAATCACTTAACCTATTGCCGCCAAATGCTAACTCCATGCCAAAGTTAACAATAGATCCTACAATATCGCCTATCGCACCTAGAGATGCGTCTGCAATAGTTTTAGCAAACTGTGCAGTTGCACCGGTTGCTTCTTTGGTTACTTTGGTATTTTCAAGTTCTGCTTTGGTATTTTTGTTTGTAATCGTAATACCATCTTCTGTAGCTTTGTTGGCAATTTTTTTAAGTTTTGCTTCTTGAGAAGCAGGATCCATACCGGACTTTGCAGCTATTTTTTGCAGTGCCGCTGCGAGACTTGCAAGTGTTGCTTCACTAGCAACACCATCATTGCCGCCTACATTGCTTATTTCGACTTGATCGGCCAATTTTAATATTCCAAGTTAACTACGTATATAAATAGATTAGATACATATTTTTATAATGTATTTATACGGAGAAAACCATGGCCGATTTTAATCCATCGCAATATGAACAGCAAAACCCACTAAAGAAATACTTTAGAACCCCGAAAGTATTTGTAACACTTCCTAGTCAAGGAAAGTATTATCCTCCAGGCGCACTAGAAATGCCTGAGAATGGCGAATTGCCTGTTTATGCAATGACAGCAAAAGATGAATTAGCTATCAAAACACCTGATGCTTTGCTTAACGGTCAGTCTACGGTTGATGTAATACAAAGCTGTGTTCCTGCAATAAAAAATGCTTGGGGATTACCAAGCGTAGATCTTGATGCACTATTGATTGCAATCAGAATTGCAACATATGGCGAAACACTTGATTTACATGCTACAGTACCCAACACTAATATAGAAAAAACATACAGTGTTGATCTACGTAAAATGCTCAACAGATTAGTAACATGTCAGTTTGAAGATGTTATTCAAATTGAAAACTTTGAAGTTACCCTAAGACCATTGAACTACAAAGAATACACAGAAGCTGCTTTAAAAACATTTGAAGAACAAAGAATTTTTGCTCTAGTAAATGACGACGACATGGGGGAAGCAGAAAAACTATCTAAATTTGGAGATAGTTTTAGAAAACTTACTGAGCTTACAGTTTTTACTATAACAAAAAGTATTGTAAAAATTAAAATAGAAGACGAAGAAGTAACAAATCCTTTGCACATTGAAGAATTTATTGCAAACGTTGACAAAAGTTTTTACACAAGTCTTTCAAAACATCTTGACAAACAAAAAGAAATGTTTTCAACACAGCCTTTAGAAATTTCTAGCACTGACGAGGAGGTAGAAGCTGGCGCACCAAGTAAATGGACATTGCCTGTTGTGTTTGATCAGTCAAATTTTTTCGCATAAGGATCTTGCCTCTTAGTGTAGACAAGATCCTAGAAGAATCAAAAAAGCTAGAAAGTTACCAAAAAGAATTAAAAGCTGAACTTTTTAAAATATGTTGGTACATGCGTGGCAGCATCACACTCGATGAAGCTTACAATCTTTGCAATGAAGATAAAAGTTTAATTGGTGATATTATCAAAGAAAATTTAGAAACAACAAAGAAAAGCGGAATGCCTTTCTTTTAACGTGCCTTTATACTTTTTAGTATTTGATCAGCTAGTCTACGTTTTTCTTTTGCATTTAAACTAAGAGCTGCTTTTTTTGTTTGAGCATATGCACTTGACACTTTAACAGGAGCAGCTTTAGGAGTATCTTTTTGAGGCTCTGCACTAGGTTGTGGAGTAGCAACACTTTGACCTGCCATTTTCTTTTGAACTTTTGCTGTAAATATCTTTTCAATACGTTTTGGATTCATAGGATCACTTGTTCCTATGTCACTAGTATCTACATTTTTTCCTTTTAAGAATTGAACAACATCGTCAGTTGTTGCTGTTTTTAATCTTTTTCCTTGAGTTCCAAGAAACGCAGCAAGTTCTTTTGTAAGACGTGTAACATTATCATTTAAATCAGCAGCACCAGCTTTTTCAGCACGACGAATTTCTCTTCCTTTTTTAGTTAAAGGAATAAATTCATTTAATGTTGATTCATCTAAGTCACTAATTCTCATAACATATTATCTCCTACAATATATTTATATGTTTCGTTGCACGAAACAAGTTTTCGCTTGCGCTCAAACTAATACACTTCGTTTGTTGATATAAGTTATTATGAAGAAACACATTATTACGAAGTAATAATGTTTAAGTTTCATGTAGATTGTTTCAGTCAGACGGAACCTGTTACGGTTCCATCTAATCTCAAAGTTTGCGCTTCATGTGAGTTCGCCACAGCCGAGACTTGGAAGTAGGTGTTTTCTGCTGTACAATGGGCTCTGACCTTTCCCAACCTACGTCGACATCGCATTTGCTATTTGCAAATAGCAAACACTACCCGTTGCTTCGTTCCTAGTGCATACGGTTTTTATGTACAATGTGCAGTGTTTCGACAGCCAACAATCAGTCTACGTCAATCAAACGCTCTACTACCGAACGCCGCTCAACGTGTTACGTGTGCTCCTATACGGATGCTTTTTCCACAGCGGTAATACTAAACTGGCCCGCTAACCTTATGTGTTGGATTGTTTTGCCTTGATGCTATGTTCTAGCAATGCCTGTCGCAATTTATCGGAACCGCCAACTCTAACATTAATAATTCCATTGTAATACTCGTCGCTCTCTAATACACGGCGGTCAAATTGCTCTCTTGCCTCTATGTAGGACATTTCGCCCCTGCCTTTGCATAGGTATAGAATTTCTCTTGTGAAGTTTTCTGGGCCTAGTGCTTCAACATCAGCGTTGAGTCTATCAGATGATCCCCAATAGTCACGCCAGTCTGATTCTTTGTAGCCTCTGCGTTTGTTCTTTTTGCCTTTTAAAGGTGGCTTTGTAGTTTTAAACTTTGCTAGTTTCTTGCCTATATACTTTTGCCCAGTCTTTAGATTGGTTATGAGATAAACAAAGCCTTCGTATTCATCTGGTATAGTATCAATTTGTTTGCCTTCATAAGTCCAATGCATGAACTTATATATTGTTAAAGTCTGTGCAAAGTCTGCCTTCTGGTTTAGGTGAGATAGTTTCTACTAAAATATCAAATGCTAGACTTACACGGTCGTTATCTTCTTTGTGGGTCGTAGAACTGTGATAAAGATAGCTAGGAAATAAGGTTATGCCGCCTTCTATATTAGGCACTGCATATTGAACATTATGATCAAACGGATTATGATATATTGTTTGTGTATCATAATTATCTAAATGCATGTTTCCGCTAAGATACGCATAATGTGTAGCACCGTGATTGTGTTTTTCTATTTTTTGTCCAGTGTGAGCAATGTTAGCCCATGAATTTACAAAACATTTTTCTGTTTTTATTTTAAGTTCTTTGCAAAATTTTCTATATTCGCTTTCTAAGAATTTTTTTAGATCTAAAAATGCGTCTATATTACTAGTTTCATAAAAAAGATCAAAGTATCTAAAAGTAGCTGTTAAACTTTTGTCACCTAATCCTGTACCACCGTCATTTTTATTTTCGTTTTTGTATTTTTCTATGATAATAGGACCATTAGTTGTGATCCAATCTCTTATAATCTTTAGATTTTCTAAATTGGTATATTGTGTTGTCCAGAGGTGTATATTCCATTCTGGAGTAAAGGGTGTTTCGGGACGCATACTTCTAAAATTTGTAATCAATTTTTTGTTTTCCTTGTAGTTTGGTGCTTTACGTGTATCTCGTCCATTCTAAGTTTGGCAAGTTCTCTAATTTCTCTAAGACACTTTCTAACATATCTGTGTGTTCGCACAGAATTGCGCTGTTCAAATATTTCGTTTGCTTTAAAATATTCTAAATATGCTTTTGCAAGTTTATCTTGTGTATCGTCGTCTATCATTCTACTATGTCAATGTCATTAGCATAACTTGTAAATCCATTTTCCTTTATTACTTTGAGAACGTGATTTACTCTACCTACTAATTCGTCTTTGTGCGAAATTAAGAAAATGTTTTTATCACGTTCTCTTGTCATTTTCTTTAGTATAGCTAGTGAATTTTCAACACCAGCAGTATCCATACCTGAGTCAATAAGCTCATCAATAAACAATAAGTTTATGTGCTGATACAAACTTTCCCAAACATCGCGGAATGCAAAACTTAAACCAAGTATTAGTCTATTTCGTTCGCCTCGCGATAAGTTATCAAAGTCTAAATCTTGTCCTAGCTGTGTGATTTCAACAGTAAGGTCGTTTTGGAAAACTACTTGGTGTGGTAAACCTAGTTTATCAAGATAATATGTAAGACGATTATTGAGATATGCAAGATTTTGATCAATAATTTTCTTACGAATAAATGAATCTTTGTTTGTAAGTAATTTTAGCAAAAATTCTTGGTGTTCTTTGAACGATGTAAGTTTGTTTACAGAATCCCAGTTTATGTCTTGTAGTGCGGTTTCTTGTAAATCTACAATTTGTGTTTCGTATGGATCTTCTTCTTGTTCTTTTGACAGAAGAGACTGTTTTAGACTATCAACGTTTTGTCTATGATCGTAAGCTTCTTTAATTGTTTCATAAAATGTGTTTGGACGTCCATTAATGTTTCCAATTTCATCTAAACCGTTAAGCACATCTTGTAATTTGCCAGCAACTTCTGTCTGATATGCCATTGCATCGTTTAATTCTTTTGTTTTTCTTAACTCAATTTCTTGTTTTTTGTCTGCATGAAGTTCTTGTCCGCAAGTATAACAAGTTGCATCTTCTAAATCTCCGATTTCTTTTTCAGCTTTTTCTACAGACTTAGTTGCACGTAACAGTGCACTCTCTAATGTGCTTTTTTCTTTATTAAGAGCCGTAATTGCATTGTTCAGTTCTTGCCAGTTTTGCAATTTTTCGTGATTATCGAGTTCTTGTTCAATGTCAACACGTTCAAGTTCTTCGATATTTTTAGATAATTTTTCGGTATCTGTTTTCTTTTTTGCTAACCATGCCTTTTGATTTTTCTTAAGGCTTTCAATTGTTGTTTCTATTTTACTGTTAGCTGCTTGGATAGCTTCTATTTTAAGAGTTTCTTGTGTAATTGCATCTTTTGTAATACGAGTTTGTTCTTTTAGTGCTTCTGCTTTTTCAGTTAATAGGGTTATTCCTAGTAATTGTTCAATAATGGCACGTTGATCGTTTGCTCTCATACTTAAAAAAGGTTCCGAGTACGTATTAAGTGCAACAACATGTTTAAACATATCATGACTCATACCTAATAGATCATTAATAGAATCTTGAGTCTTTCTACTGTCACCTTGAGATTCGTCAACTAGTTCCTGTTCTTGATCATTTACATAAAATTTAAGAACATTTGGAGATCTTCCTCTTTCAATTCTATAATCTAATCCATTTTTCTCAAAATGTAGTGTAACTAACATTCCTTTTGAGTTTGTTTTGTTAATTAGATTGTTTCTTTTGATGTTTGTAAGTGCTTGTCCGTACAGTGCGTAAGAAAGAGCGTTAATAATAGTCGTTTTACCTGTTCCGTTACGACTTCCACTGTCGTCTCCGCCTTGATCTAAGTTTTCTCCTAGCACAAGTGTTAAACGTTCGTTATTAAAATCAACAGCTTGTGTTTGATTTCCTACGCTCATAAAGTTCTTAACTGTTAAATCTTTAATACGAATCATATTATTGTTCTAATCCATGATAAATGTCTAATAATAAGTTTTTGTCAAAACTTTCAGTGTCTAGTGCAACAATTTCACTTGCAACAATTTGATCTACACTTTCAAACTGTGCAATATCTAAGTCTGTTGTAATTTCTTCTAGTTGTTTTTGTGGTATAAGTGTGATTTCTCTGCATTTATACTGTTGTATAAATGTCTCTTTAAGAAAATTTGCTTCTTCATAGCTAACTGGTAAGTCAAGAGTCACCCTCAAGTACATATTTGGTTTGATCAGAGTGTCTTTCTCGTCAATCAATTGTGATAACTTGACTGTACGGTACTTTGGACAGTCTGGCCAGTTGATATACTCTGGTTCTGCATCGTTTTCACGGTCCAATATCATCATGCCACGTTCATCATCCCAAGCATCTGCATAGTTGTGCGGGAAAGCATTACCAATGTAGTGGATCTTACCCTGCTTCTGCCGCTTGTGGAAGTGTCCTGAGAACACATACTCTTGATTCTTAAAGTGTTCTGACTTTAATTCACCGTGATCTGGCATTTGTACCATAGCATTCATGTAGAAGCTGGGCAATTCAAAGTGTCCAAACATGTATTTGGCTTTAATTTTGGGAGTTTTTTTCCATTCGTCGCCTACAAGCCAAGGAACAAGTGCTACATCTTCTGTTTCAACAATTTCATCAACAAAAGTTACACCTGGAATGTGTTTACCAAATATTGTAGAACTTACTTCACGTTTATCTTTGTAATACAAGTCGTGATTGCCTACAAACATGTAAAACTTATCAAATGCCTTGCCAAGTTTTTCTAAACTACGAATAGTTGCGTCCATTGTAGTTAGATTTAGACTATTTCTGTTATGATGCCAGTCTCCGCAGAAAATAGCAGTATCACAGTTGTTTTCTTTTGCAGTTTGAATAAACCAATCAACAAAATTTTCGCAATCTTCGTTATGAACACGACTATTGCCTTTAAGACCAAAATGGATGTCCGTAAACACCGCAGCTTTATTAAACAAATCTAATATTCTCCATAGCTTTGTTAAAGTATATATTATTTCTTAACGGTTGTCAACTACTTTTTTGAAAAAGATGTTGCAGAAGCTTCTTCGTTTCTCTTTACGGCAGCTTCCCATTCTCCTTCATGCAGTCTTGTGTAGCTAGGATTAAGATCATTCATTTCAAGGATGTCGTCTCTAATGTTTTGATTGCGTTTTTCAATGTTGATAACACGCACAAACGAGTTTGTAACTGCTGCTGTGTAATATGCAAATGGGTTTTGTGACTTGCTTTCGTCAAACTGTAAGCCAATCTGTGCAAGTTGCAGTATTGCTTGTCCACGCATTTCGTCATTGTAGGTGTAGCCACGTACATTCCCTCGTGTTGCATAGCGATCACATAGCTTCATCCACATTAGTGCTAAATTGTCTGTTGCTTTACCGTGGTCTTTTGAAAAATGACCATTTTCCATCCCGCCTACCCAATGGCTTTTGCCTACACAAACAAGTTCGTCGTTTTCATTAAATTTATAATGTTGAAATGGAGGAAAATTTAATTTTGTTTTGGTATCTGCTACTGTCTTAGGATTTTTCTTA